TATCAAATGAACGATCAAAAGGGACAAGATCAAGCAGTACAAGGCTGGGCAGTCCACTTTTTCATGCAATTCATGAGGTGGTTCAGCTTTCCTGAGTACATGATTGAGGAATTCCAACGAGACAAGATGAGCAAGCAGATCGGACACAAGGTCCTTGCTATCATGACTGATTCCGGAGAGATCTGGACTTATCTGATCAATTCTCTGTCTTCTGCTGCTCGTGAATGTGCGATGTACGACTTACCGGCTGGATTACCCATGGCAAATGGAGGAGATGATATCCTGAGAGCAACATATGGCGGCTTGTCGAGCGATTACATCAAAGTGCGACACCTTGATCCTTCAATCGATAAGCGTTACGTTTCTGATAGAGGTGATTTCACCTCTTTTATCGTGAAGCGAGGCCAATTGTTCAAGGATCCCATCATTCTCTGTAAGCGGTTTTTGAAGAAAATCGCTAACGGAGAGGGTGAAATTGCCATCGACGGTTATTTTCACCTTTGGGCTTTCAATTACGCCAAGACTGATCTTATCGCAGAGCTCTTAGACGAAGACGAAGTCGCAGCTCATCAGATCATGACTCGTATCATGTTCAACCTACGCAAGGAAGGGATCAAAACTCATGTGGACTGGTCGTTACTCAAGATCGACGGAGAAGTGAAAGATGAGAACAACGCAGCGATGTTTTATGAAGATGCTACGAAGATGGAAGACTACTTTGAGAATGCCGGATATGCTCTCTCAAATGTTGCGGGAAGTGAACAAACCAGAAATGATTATCGTGAAGCTCTGTCTATTACGGCCATGATGGCGTATTAGACATACAGCTTTGTGATCTTATCAAATTATGGCAGTTCAACTTTCTGGTACCGCGAGTGTTACGAATTCTGCACCGAACCCTGTTATTCAGCAAGCGACTCACAACTTTACGGATTTGGTTTATGTTACTGTTACTGCTGGTCAAACTTACAAGAAGACTTTGGATTCCTGGATGGAGGGGGCTTTGTTAGGTTGTGGAACTGTTGAATTAGTTTCCATCAAGCTTATCTTTGCCCCTAAAGCCGAAAGTGTTTTTGTCAAAGCCGGATTCTGTGAATCTGGTGCAAATTTGGATATTGATGTTTTATCCATGAAAGAGAATGGAGTAAATTATACTAGTACTGTGTACAATCTTTCTCGCCAAGTGATTACAATGATTCCTGAGGATACATTGAGCACTCAGATTAGACCTATTGCAAGCGATAGGCCTATGATTTCTTTTTGCCTTGAAACCAGTTCGGATGTTACGTTGAATGTTGAGTTCAAGATTCGTGTTTTGGGAATGAGAACCAGATACCTTTCTTTAAACTAGTAGACTCTGATATAGCGCTTAGCGCTGAAAGTTCTAGTGAAGAGGAAGATTCTGGAATCGAAGAATGATTTTTTT